GTTACCTTCGTCAATAATACCGTTACGTGGTCTTGCACTATTTAATGCTTGCTTCATGCAAGTCATAATGTGGTAACGTGCTTCCTCTAGTTCGTAGTCTTCCTCACTTAGTTCTTCTTTACCTATCTTCTTCATCAGGTTGTCATACTGATTAGTAAAGAAGTTCATCTTACGTACAGCACCTTGTACTGCATTACGTGTACCTTCTAAGTGACCTTGTATCTCTAATATTTCTATCTCTAATAGCTCACGTCCAAGAGGGTCACTGCAGTCTAGTAGTTTAGCTTGCTTCTTCTTTAGCTTTACTTCTTTCTTACGTAGGTTTATGTAAGCTTCCTGTAAAGCACTACGTGTTTTGTCTATCTCAGCTAGTGTGTGTTTAATGCTACGTATGGGTGTAATAGCTGTTACGTCTAGTGTAACTCCCATAAACTGACTGTGTGACTTGTGAAAGTTGCTGGTGGCCTGTGTGACTGCTGGCATCTTTTCAGCTATGTTAGTAAGCATAGATTTGTATTCAGGGGCAGCAGTAGGTAGTGCTTCATTTAGTGTAGTTGTTATAGCTAATTCTGTTGACAAGTTAAACTCCATTGTTCTTATTGTTCTTAGAGGAGAGTTATATCATAAAATGTAATAAAATGCAAGCACTATCCGTTAGACCATTGGGTGTACCATTTACCGTCAGAGTTCTTAAATGCACCGTCACATACTGGTCCTGCCTTTGGCCCATCAAACACAACGTCTATACCTTCACCATTAAGCCATGCCTCTGTTAATTCACCCATAGGTGGTACATTATGTGGTCTACGCTTTCTGTTTCTAAAACGAAACTCTGTTTCTGTAACTAGTTCACCTGTTTCTCTGTATCTAAGTAATCCCATTAGTTCCTCTAAGCTATAGCGTAAAATAAAAAACTACGCCCATCTGTATTTATATCTGAGTATTGAACTTTAAATCCTGACGAGTCAGGTTGTATCGCATCAATGGCTGAACCAAATGCACTACTCTCTGCTTGACTTGCACCCTGTCCATTAAGGTAAAGTACGCCATCATTTTTAGTTGAGGTTATACCTCTAGCTGAGTCAAATAAGTGCCATTGTCCAGAATGACTAGTGCATTTAATTAATACAAATCTAGCCCCAGAAGTAAATCCACAGTCTATTGTTTGAGCAGAAGCATCTCCTGTGCCTGTGTATGACCCAACTTTACTTACCCCTGCGAGGGTTGCAAAAAGATAAGCTACCCATGTGTCTCCATTTCCATTTACTACTGAACTAGTACCTAATGTAAATACACTTGTAGTAGGAGATGTATCATTCCAATAAGTAGCATCATCTACAGTTGCAGCATCAGTATTTAATACTAAGTAATCTGTATTATCTCCATAATACACAGCCCAAGCTGTTGTTCCATTTCTGCGTTTAACCCATATCATTTCTGGTTGAACAGTTAATCCATGAGCTATTGTTCTTGCACTACCTGTGCCAGTATAAGCAACTGCATCAAAATAACCTTTAGCACGTTTCCACATCCAACTGTATTCACCTGCATCTCCACCTCCTTTATGTCCGTTCATAAGATCAAACTTAGCATCAGAGTCACTAGCTTCTGCATCTGTGTCATTTGTAATTAATTTTGTTGCCCCTAAAAGTCTTGTATTAACTTCCCAATCACTACTAGCATTATCAGTATCTTTTATAAGAGCAAAATCTACAGGAAAACCTGAAGTAAATTCTGGGGTTGAACCATTACGGTCATCAACAGCAAACACCTTAGTAGCATCTGTTATGGTAGCCATGTTAGGTCTTCTGATTGCCATGTAGATGTAGGTATGAGCATTAAGAGGCCCATCGCCATCTGTTGCAAACCCTGTAGCATTTGGATGACCCCCCTCAGCCAATGCGGCTTCAGCATCATTGGTATTCCATTTAATTCTTATTCCATCTTGGGATGTAGTATAACCTCGCATTGTGTCGAAGACGAGCCAGTCATCTGCGGATTGTCTATTTTTAATCATTACAAACTGAGGTTCAAATCCTAAATCAACAGACATTTCACCACTAGCATTAGCTGTAAATGAGCTACATTGAATCATAGAGTCAGACCCTGTTTCATGTTGCCAAACATACATTACATAATCTGCTGATGCTTCCCCTGATACAAATGTTACTGTAGTTCCACTTATACTAAATTCAGTTAAACCAGTCTCTGCACCAGTGGTATTAAATCTAAGTTTTTTATTACTAGCAGATAAGCTACGATGCCACACATTCCAGTTTTGATTTGCTTGATCTAATTTTTTAACAGCAACCATACCTAAAGTAGTTATACCGTCATCTGCAAAATCTTTTACCGTATCTGTTCCATTTGAGTGAGTAAATTTAAATATACTAAAAAACTTAGGGGCTTTTTTAAATGTCCAACCTACATATGTGCTACTAGATGCATTAAACTGTCCATCTGCAGTATCAAATTGAAAACCATTAGTGTTAAACTGAAAACTTTTAGCACTTATATCACTTTCTACAGAATCAGAATGGGATTCTAAACCTACACCTGCGCCCCTAACTGTATCAATCAACATATGACCATCTGCAGCAGAACGTTTCTTTATCCACACAAGGCCACCCTTACCAGATAAATTAATATTGTTAGTTATTGTTGTTGTTGCTGCATCTCCATCACCTGACCACAAATCTATACTAAAGTTATTCTCAATAAGTGTATCTGGATCAGCTACACTAGCATCAGGCCATGCACCACCACGTCTAGCTTCTAGTTGATCTTGAGCAGACCACACACCAGATGCTGTACCTGCTATGTGTGCATCACTAGTAGTAGGCTCTACCTTTGTAGGTGTAATCATGCTTTTAAGGTATCGTGTTTGTGACATTAGCCTATGCCTCCATGAGCACCAGACGTTGCAGCTTTACCATGTTTATTGTCTGCTGGATTACCAAAGTCTGTAGCATTTCCTGTAGTTGCTATGGTGACAGTATCGTAAGTATAACTAGTACCTGCTGCAGAGAAATTTCCTGGCCCCCAAACACCTTTTATGCCATTAGATGTTCCGTCATTTCTATTAGTACCATCATTATTTAAATCTCCAAAATCTGTCGCATTTCCTGTTGAAGCTGTTGTAAAGTAATCTATTGTTAAAGTCTGCGTATTACTTTCAGTCCTACCACCAGCTACTAATGCTCTAGTATTACTAGATAGTCCTCCCGGATAGCCTCTTTTTACAGACATATCACCAAAGTCTGTTGTATTACCAGTACTACCTATAGTTACATACTCTACTACATTTATTCTGGAACCAACACTGCTACCAGTGGCCCCTCCAAATATTAAGCCTCTTGTTGTTGAAGCTGCAGAAGCGTTCTGGGTTTTTGCAGCCGATAAATCTCCAAAATCTGTAGCATCACCTGTTGAAGCTATTGTAATATAATCCATAACATTATAGTAAGTAGAACCTGTATATCCCCCTGCAAAAATACCTCTTGTTGTATTACCAAATCCAGCTAAATATTTTCTTTCTACACTTGTATCACCAAAATCAGCAACAGTGCCACTTGAAGCTATAGGAAAAAAATCCATCCTTGTAACATCTTCTCCACCATAATGTACTGCCCTTGTTGTGCTACCCACCATAGCTGACGCTGTATTAGCAACATGTAGATCACCATAATCAGAGCTACCACCTGTACTTGAGAAAAGCATAAACTCAATTACATTACTGTTTTGTCCTCCTGCAAATAATGCAACTATTGGTGGTTGAGGCCACGTAGCTGCATACTGAAACTGTGTTGAGAGGCTCCATACGCCATTATAGTTGGGCATTAGCCTATACCTCCGTGAGAAACACTTGCACCAGATGTCAGACGGCCTACACTTAAATCACCAAAGTCTGTAGCATTTCCTGTTGATGCTATAGTAAAATAATCAATATCTACTTCATAAGCATTACCGTAGCCACCTGCTCTTAATGCTCTAGTAGAATTAGCTGCACCAGCATTGTCAGAAACAGTTTCACTTAAATTGCCAAAGTCCGTTGCGTTACCTGTACTTGCTATAGTAATATAATCTACAGTATTTACTTGCGCCCCACTACCAACACCTCCCATAAATAAACCTCTAGTAGAATTGCTTGCACCAGCAAGTGTATATCTACCTACAGTAAGATTACCAAAGTCTGTTGCATTACCAGTAGAGGCTATAGTTACATAATCAATAACATTACTTTCTCCATGACCACCCCCCATAACTCCTCTAGTAGTAGAAGCAAGTCCTCCAGCTTTTGTGTGAGTAACAGTACGATTACCAAAGTCAGTACTATTACCTGTAGAGGCTATGGTAATATATTCTATTACATTACTTGAGTCACCTGAGTGATTAACCGCATGAAAAAGACCTCTTGTATTGTTTGAAAACCCTGCTGCATGACGAGAATTTCCACTTAAATCACCAAAGTCTGTTGCATTACCAGCAGAAGCTACAGTAATATAATCCATTACATTTGAAGATTCACCACCGCCAGCTACAGCACGAGTTGAACTAGATAGAGCAGCTAAATCTCTACGTCCTGCTGTAAGATCACCAAAGTCAGTAGCATTACCTGTAGTTGTAATAACAACAAAATCTATTATATCAGCCTGTTGAATACCACTAGCTTCACCACCCATAAATACTGCTCTAGGTGAAATAGCAGTAACACTGTCACTAGCATCACTAGCAGCAGATGTACCATAAGCATTTATAGCGTAAACTCTAGCTGTGTATGCTGTACCATTAGTCAAACTACTTATAGTAATAGGTGATGATGTACCTGTACCACCATTACCATCATCTGTTGTTGCTACAAAACCTGTAATAGCAGATGTACCTACATCAGTAGGTGCAGTAAAAGCTACACTAATTGATGCATCACCAGAAGATGCAGTAACACCTGTGGGTGGATCAGGTGCATCTAATCCATCAGTACCAATAAAGCCACCATTACGTCTTACCATCACTAATTACCTTTAGTCTACCAGAAGCTCATAACTAACTAAGTATGTTAAGTCACTATTTGCAGAAGCTGTTAATGCAAGGATGTCTGTTTCATCTAAATAAAAACCATTGTCTTTACCCACTAAGACCAATGATGCATCAGCAGGTACAGATATTGTACTAGCTAACACTACTGTATAATCTGATCCATCATTTGTGCTTACTTCTGCAGTAATATCAGCAGCATTAGTACCGTCTATGTTTGTTATTACAAGTGAGTTTATTTTTGCACAATTTTCTGCAGGAACATCAACAATAGATGCTCTACTTGTTGTGACTGCACCAACTGCTACTTTAGGTGTAATAGTTGCTACATTAATTATATTTGGAGTTGCCATTTATGTTTTCCTTTTTATCCAAATACTATTGCCATAGCAATAGCAAATCCCTTAGTTGCAGCACTACCAGCAGCATAAGTTTTTACATCTGTTGCTGGAATAGTCTTCATTGTTCCACCATCATTAACTACAAATCCATCAGCATCTGCTAGTGTTATAGAACCACCAACAGAAGTACCACCATCTAGTAAGTTTAGTTCTGAGGTAGTAGCAGTAACACCGTCAAGTATGTTTAGTTCTGCAGCAGTGGAAGTAATAGATGTACCAGCTATTTGTAGTGTTGTTGCATTTACTTCTCCTGATGATCCATAAATTACTGCTTTACTATTTACTATTGTTCCTGCAGAAGAACCATCTATTAAGTTAAGTTCTGTTGCCGTAGAAGTTACACCGTCTAAAATATTTAACTCTGCTGGTGTAGAAGTAATTGCAGTGTTACTTGCTGCAGCTAGTACAGGTATTGTACCACTTTGATTAGGTAGATTAATAGTACGGTCTGCTGTAGGATCAACAATAGTAAGAGTAGTCTCATGTGCATCTGCTGTAGCACCTTCAAATACAACAGCATTAGCTGCGTTCATTGTAACTGTATTTACAACTGTAGTAGTACCACCAACAGATAAATTACCTGTTATAGTAAAGTTACGTATGCCTGTATAGTCTTTATCTGAATCAAGTATAACAGCCTTAGATGCTACTGCTGTACCAACTGCTGTTGAACCTATGTCAAGTGCGTTAAGTTCTCCTACTACTGCAGTAATACCATCTAACACATTTAACTCTGTAGCTGTTGCGGTGACTGCTACATCTTCATTAATCTTAGGAGATGTTAAAGTTTTATTTGTTAGTGTATCTGTTGATACAAGCGACACAAGAGTAGAACTAGAACCTGCAGGTAATAGCATAGTGTTAGTTACAGCAGCAGAGTGAGGTTGTGATTGTACAATTTGACCATGACTATTGCTTTCACAGTTAAATTGTATTGCACCTGCATTAGTATTACCACGAACAGTTAGATGTCCTGTACCCTTTGCCTCTAACTCAAGATCAATATTAGAGTCTCCACCTGTTGTAGATAATTTAGGTGCATTACCTGTTGCAGCGTTAGTTACATCAAATTGATTGACTGCAGAACTAGTAGTTTGGAAAATAATTTGTTCATTACCATTTTCATCACCAATAAAGTGTGCATCATCAATTAATATATTCTGTGAGTTAGTA